TCCTGCGCAAACTTGAAATTCTTGCCGGTGGTGAAACTGTGTCTCCATTCTTCTTAACTCAATTGAAAGATGAGTTGAGAGATCTTGATAAAGTTCTTTCAGGCAAAACAAGGTTGTTTTATATGACGCCTTTGGATTGGTTGATTATTAGCAAAATCATGCTTTCTCCTTTCTATAGTCTTATGATTGAGTTTGGTAAAATATTTTACACTGCTGTGGGAATAAATATCCATAAAGAGGCCGATTCTTTGGCCAATTATTTGAATGATTTCTCACCATGTATTATGGAAGGGGATTATAGTGGCTATGATGTCACGAACCCTTTCGACATAGCTAAAGCTGCTGCTACAGTGGTTTATGAGCTTTGTGCAGAATTAGGGTACAACGAGTATTCACTTGCAATATTGCAAAGCGTGCTTACGGATGGAATTTTTACAACTGTATGTATGAATGGTGATATATTCACGAAAGTAGGATTACAACCTTCTGGTAAATATGGAACGGCTGAGGACAACTCTCTGAGAGGTCTTCTACTATTTGTATATGCCTGGAACTTCCACTTTGATAGATTGTACCATGAAGGCAAGATAGACCACATTCCCGATTTCTTTGAGAATGTACGTATGGTCACCTATGGTGATGATGTGTTAGGTGCTGTCAAGCCCGAATATATTGATTTGTTTAATAACGTTGTGTATGCAAGCTGGGGCAAAGAGCTATACAACATGACTTTTACACCTGCCGCAAAAACAGGTGAATTAGTACCCTATATGACAATCGATGAAGTTAGTTTTTTAAAAAGAACTTTCGAAAAGAAACAAGGAAATGACTACTATTTTGCACCACTAACTCTCTCATCTGTAGAGAAGACTATTAGTTGGGTCATTCCTTCCAAATCAGTTACTGAAGAAAATCAGATTGTATCTGCTTGTACTTCGTTCATGACGGAATGTTTTTTCCATTGTGATACTGAAGATCAGTATATTGAGCTTAGAGATTTTGTGAATGATGTCCTTAAAGAAGCCTATTTAGGCGAGGACTATTCTCATAATTTCAAGTCATTTCAAGAACTCCAAGAGGTTTATGTGCCTGTGCAAAGCGGCAGCACTATTAACCCGAGTCTTGATGACTGACAATTAATTTT